ATCCCACCCCCGCCGTCCCGCCCGTGAGAATCGCCATTCCCGCGATCACCGAGGCCCCGCCTGTCCCCCCGATGCTATAGGTATCACCACTGTCAAAATCGTTATCCGTACCCCCGACCAGCCCCGGCTCCGCAATCAGCAGAAACAGGGTGCTGACCGTCGCCACCACCCCGGTACACCCATCCGTCGTGTTGTAGACCACCTGCGTGGGCCGCACGCCCGCATTCACAAAATCCTGCGAGGCGTCCTGCAAATTATCGTTATTGCCGCCGCCGTCATGCGTGCCCGTGAGAAACGCCCCCCGTGAGGCGTTGGTCCACCCGGTCAGATCCCCCGTGCCAAAATCACCATTCGTCACAAGGTTGGCGGCGGCGTCTTGCTGTTGCAGCAGCGTCACCGTCACGGTCCCCCCGACGGGCCCGGTCTTATCGACCTGGAGCTTCGCCACTGGAGACCGCTCTAATTTCCAGTCCCCCGCTGGCAGGGTTGTCGAACTAAAGGCGTCAATGATGTCGAGGGTCGCACTGGTCGTGCTGGTGGCCGTGCGGATGATGCCGCGCCCAATGCCACTGCTCAGCACGCGGTCAATATCGCCCACCAGCCAGAACGCGCCGCTGGAGGTCACCGAGACGCCGGTGCCTGTCGTGGCGCCGAGCGTCAGCGTAAATGGTCCCTCGATGCCCGCCTCGTAGGTCGGCATGGGGTAGAAGGGCACCGGGCGAAAGTCCCACGCTGAGCCATCCGCCTCAAGTCGGGAGAGCCGTTGGGGTGCATAATGGGGATGCACCCAGATCATCACATCATTGCTCTGCGCCGTGCGCAGCAAGCGCAAGTCCGCTTCCTGGTACGGTGTGGCCACCTCGATAGGCACGCTGGCGACTTCGAGGCGTGCGCCGTTGTGGTAGAACCGGATGTACTCATGGCCGACTTCAAGGATATAGGCATCGGTCGTGGACGGCTCAAAGGGCTTCACCAACGTCAGGCGTGAAGGATACTTGACCGTGGCAACGTAGCGCGTCCCTGGACGGCGCGTAATGCCGCCTTGCGGCAGCACCTGGAAATTCTCCAAGAGGATGGCGCCGTTCTTGTAGCGGTCGATGTCGCCACGCGCGGCCATGAGTGACGAAATTTCGCCACTCGTGAAGGCATTTTTGATGACATCGACTAACGCCACTGCTTACCCCTCGCCCGGGATCAGGTGCGCACGCACGATACGAATATGGCCCCACGGGATATACACATACTGCTCATCGTTCACACCAACGAGACAGAGCACAGGATCGTAATGGCAGACAGAAACCGCCTCAAACTCCTCCTGTGTCCCGTCGATATAGTCCACAACCACCTTCAACTTGCGCATCTAGCCCCCGAGCAACGTCTTGGTCCCGGTCTGTGTCCCGCTGCTACTACTGCCCAGCGGCGAGGTCAGAATGGTCTGTTGAATCCCATACCGCGCCTGCCGCTTCCGCCGTTCGGTAGCGACCGCTTCTCCGGCTTCCGTCTCGCTGGGAGGCGGTGGCAAGGGCGGCGGTGGGGCCAGGGCAGGCGGCGCGGGTGGTTTCACTGGTGGTTGCACCTTCGTCGTTCCGTGCTCGCCCTTGGCCAGACTCGCCGTTGTCGTCCCTATCGAGAGTGCCAACCCCGCAATCGCCGCCCAACTCACGGGATCCAGTCCCATCGCGCCCCCTCCATTGATATTCCACCATCGTTTCGCCGCCAGGCCCATAGCCCGGCTTGCGCGCCACGGGCACCAAGCCCAACCATTCCGCCAGGCGCCGGGAATCCTCGCGTCCCTCGACCACCAGCGCTTCGATATAGCGAAAGTCAGGGGTAAACCGGCGCCACGCCTGGCGCACCGCGCGGGCCATGCGAGCCGCATAGGGATGCCCCGCGAGCGGCTGACGCTCCAGGAACCACGCATAGCCCACCCCCGGCCACAGCGGCGTAATGCCAAAGCAACACAGCGGCTCGCCTTCACTGAGCACCGTGACGGCATGGGTCAGATGCACGGCGGCCAGCGTGACCGGCACGCGCAGCTCCATCACCGCAATATGCGCAGGCGTCGTCGGGCAGGTCGTCAGCACGACACCCCCCTAGTGTAAGATCGTCTTGGGCTTGTGGCCCTTCGTGTGCATAAAATCCTTCAGGCTGTCTTCACTCATTTCGGCCATGGACTGCGCCGCCTCCCGTAACCCTTTGGGCAGATCGCCTGGCTTGATGCTGCCATGCTTCAGTCCCATGGCGACCCGAGCCGTGTTGGCCTGTTTCTGCGACTGCGCTGGCATAGGTCTTATCCTCCTACCCATCCACCACAATGGAGCCATACGGGAACACACGCCCGCTGGTGTGCCGCGCCCGCACCAGGGTCGTATTGGCCCGCAAGGCAAACGGCGACCCTTCCCGGCCATCACTGCCCCGCGCTTCGGGGAGGAGGGCATACAATTCTTTTAATTTCAGCTCTCCCAATGAACTCTGCCCCGTTAAAGGCTTGGCGAGTTTTGAAGCCAGCATCTTCACGAGGACTTGATACGCCAGGGGCGACCATGACCCAAGGTCTAGAACTCTCTTGGTATATTCAATACTTACGTTGGCTTGATCGCTGAACAGGACACGCCCATTGTTAGGGTCAGTCCCGATTTCAAACTGTGCCCCGTTCCCCTCGTCAGTCCCCCGAACCTTGATACAGTAGGGATCTGTGGGCAAGGGATATTGGTAACGCCACTTGAACGGCGGCGTGTCTGGCGACCGGGCCAACCGCGCAAACGCGGTAGCAAAATTCCATGGCGACAATTCCAATACCATATCCCTAGAGGTAGGATAGAACTCCCCGCATAGCGTTGACAGACTGGTGCCATCCTCAAACCCCTGGATGCGGGGACTCTGAAATTCACCCCCGCCAAGCTCGCCTATGGCTTCATTGCATGCCTGAATGGGGTCCATTATCCTTTCTTCTCCTAGCTCTTTCTGGTATACTTACGTTGCCGGGTAAGGGTGGCCACTCTTCGTAAGTCCTGTTGGCCTATACCAACAGGAGCCCGGTACTCTTCATCATGCCGTATAGGAGGCAGCCATGAATCTTTTTACATGCACTAGCTGTAGAATCCCCAAGCCGCCAGACGCTTTCGCAATAAAACGTGCCAACAAAAGAGGCAGGAATAATCAATGTAAAGAATGTCGCAGCAAATACTCTGCGACCTACTATGCAAAGAATCGTGAGAGCTTTCTTGCAAAAGCCAAAGCCTATGCCCTTGCACATCCCAAGCAAAGAAAGGCTTGGGCCCATAGCCATTATCTTGCGAATATTAAGAAGAGACGTGCTGAGGCAAGAGAAGCAAGCAGCCGTCGATACGCAGAGAATCCAAGATATTTTATAGAAAAAACCGACAAGCGCAGAGCCTTGAAGCGTAAAGCTCCTTTTGTTGAAAGCGTTTCTATCGCTTATGTTTACGAGCGTGACAAAGGCATATGCCAGATATGTTTGAAAGCTTGTAAACGCCAGGATGCCAGTCGGGACCATGTTATTCCTACCTCGCTAGGTGGGGCATGGAGCCGTCAAAATACAGTTCTTGCCCATCTTTCTTGTAATAAGAGCAAGAACAACCGCACCGTCCCCCAGCAACAGCGCCTGTTCGGCTAGCGTCCTACAGGTAACACCCGTAACAGCTCCACCACACACAGCAGGAGTACCCCAACCCATAAGGGCGGTGGATAGCCCGTCCCCGCAAGCACGGTACAGATAAACGCCGCGACTACCAGTATCAGCATGACGGTAATCATGTGCGCCTCACAGGGGAGCCCACAGACTCCCCCCATCCACCCTACGCAGTCTGAACTGCAAACGACCCGCTCAGAATATCTGCGGCTCCCGGTGCCTGCGTTCCTATAGTAGCAAACAGAGTAACGCTAGTACGATTATTAAATATTTTTCTACCCACAACAGGAATAGAGTCATCAGGCGTAGCGATCACGAGCATCGCGTGCGCCCACGCGCCGTCCGCCGTCATGGACACCGCACTGAGGAGCCCCGCCGCACTCGCCGACTGCAGCATGCCATCCTCATCCGTGTACGCCTGCCAGCCAATACTCAGCGTCGCGCCCGAGGTCCACCCCGACCACGCAAACCACGAGCGGTACATATCCACCGTGCTCTTGGGCGGCAGCTTGGCAAGGAGAATGGTGTCACCCGCCGTGCCCGTCGCCGCTTGCACATAGTCAAAGTCAAACGGGCGTTGTGCCCGGCCATAGGCGTAGTTATTGCCGCGTGGCGCACTCACGAACGCCGCCGCATACTGCACCGAATAGGTCTCAGCCATGCGTCAATCCTTTCAGGGCCGCACGTCGCCATCGCACGTCGCCGCCCCGTGACAAAGTTACACCGTTACAGGGTTACAGCGTGCTTTGGCACACGATGCTCAAAACGCCCCTGTCATGCACGCGCACCGCGCCAAAGTGTTCTTTGACGATGATGCCGCGTGCCAGATGCCGTGTCGGCAGATCGCCCACCCAGATACGGCGCCCGCGCCACCGCGCAAAGCCCATGGCCTGCTTGTGGAACGCCAGGTTGATAAAGTCCGACCCCGACAGGTTGAGCTGGTTGCTAATTTGGATACGGAACCCCATGTACGCCTCAATGCGCCCGTTCACGAGCGGCATACGACTGGAGACTTCCGAGCCGTTCACAATCATCACGCCGAGGTAATCGGTGGACGTGGCTTCCGTCTGTTCCAGCAAGTTTTTATGGCCTGCTGCATTGGTGATCCAGACGAAGTTGGCCATGCCCATCGCCATCTCATCCGTGCCCACTTCGCGCGCATCAAACACCGCCCGCGCCTTGCGCATCTTATCAATCGTCAACCCGGACGCGGCCACGGCAATCTGGTTGCCCCCACTGCCATCGACCGCAGCCTCCGTGGTGCTGTACACGCTGGTGCCCGTCCCCGTCGCCCCACTCACCGCCGTCGCCGTGACCGCGTCGATAATCACCTTGTCAATCCTGCGGTTCATGGCCATCACGGCGTTTTGGCCATAGCCCATTTCCAGGTCAATGAGCATCTCCATGGCGTCTTCTTCATCCAGCATCTGCGCGTCTTCGTAGTCGCCCTTCACGGCCCAGCGCCGATACGACGGGCTGTCGTGAAAATGCGTCTCGCCGTGGCGCTCGCCCGTAATGTCCGTCACTTCCGATTCGCCCAGAAGCCCGAAGGCGGCCATGGTCCCAACCACGCCATCCTTGACCCGCACATAGCCCTGGAGACGTGCCATGCGTTGCTGAAACAGGTGCATGTGTTACCGCGAGGGCTCTTTATCCCTCGCTTCTGCATGTCGCCATGCAGGTCAGACTATATCTTCGCCCCTGTACGGGAGCGCCGGGGGTTCGTGGGCGGGTTATTGTTGGGACGCACCGCCTAGTCGTTCGACCTTCCAGAGCACCGCTGCCCACTCTGGCTTGGTACGGGATTGGCTCAGAGAGCTATCCCCCGTTTATCCCGGTTTTATTACGACCAGATTTAGTTCAAATCGTAATCACTTTCGAATTGCAAAACGAGAGCATCATTTGGTCCGTTATTTGGCACAAATAACTCCTTAATATACAAGGAGTTGCAGTGTACCGAGGGGTTGTCACGCTCGTGATCCCTCTGCGTTGTTCGTCACGCTTACGGCTGGTCTCACCCAGCAGTAGCCGCCTCCGCAGAGGGGTTGTGCGGCATGGACAACTAGAACTTTTAAGGCTATAATGATGTGTGATAGACTTCCATGTGTGGCAACAGGTCTGCAGCCTGGGCAACCATCCATTGCCAGCCACACACCACCCATGGATACCCTTGATGGATGCAAGGACACTATGCCCCGCAAAGAGATCAGTGCGCGCCGCGCCTACAACAATGCTTATCATGAAGCCCACAGAAGTGAGCGTAATGCTGCTGAACGTGCGCGCCGCTCCCAAAAACGAGAACTTATCAGGGCTCAAAATCGTGCCTACTATCTCGCGAACCTTGAGCAAGAACATGCACGCAACGCTCGTTACAATGCAGCTCATCCTGAAGTCGTAAATGCCAGAAGTGCCCGTCATCGCAGCGTGCAAGCCAGCGCTCCCATCAACGACTTCACCGCGGCCCAATGGAAAGACATGCAAGCCCATTACAAACATTGCTGTGTGTATTGTGGCAAACGCGCCAAGGGGAAATTGACTCAGGACCACATCACACCTCTGGCAAAAGGCGGCAACCATACCAAGGCCAATATCGTGCCCGCCTGTAAATCCTGTAATTCCCGCAAACATACGAATGCTCCACCTGTGCCCGTGCAACCGCTGCTGCTCTAGGCCGCCCGCCCCCGGCCTTGCCGCTCGCGTGCCGCTACAATCTGGTTGTTGAGCCGCAGCAACTCGCCCTGCTCGGCGTCGTTGAGCCCGCCTGGGGCATGGCGCTTGGCCGTCAGCTCCTTCTGCCGCGTCTCCATCGTGGCCATCGTGTTGCCGCCTGGCTGATAGTACGTACTCTCGATAAACTCGCCCTCGCCGACCCGGCGCATGACTTCGGCAAACGTGGCGACCATGTACGGGCTGTTGATGAGCCGCGATCCATCGCTCAACTTGGCGTCTTTCATCTGGTCCCAGAGTTTGCCACCGGCCTCGCCGGAGAACGCCCCCGCACCAAAGTGCTCGACAAAGCGCTGCGCCAGGGCAATTTCGCGCTCCGTGTTGGCGCCAAACTCCGCATAGAGGGCGTTGCGCCCGCTCTGGTAGCTGTCTTGTTCCCGGCCTTCCTGGATGTTTTCGGCATAGGCAACCGTGCGCCAGTATTCGCCCATCACGGCATCCACCTGGGGCTGCGACAACCCCGCCGCGTAAAAGGCTTTCTGCCAGCGCCCCGTGATTTCGCCGTCCATCACCCGGCCTTCCGGGGCCGTAAGCGTGTACTTGTCAGACGACTCTGGCCGCCCGAGCTTGTCATACACTTTTTGCATGCCCGCCGTGTGCGCTTCCGTCCCCACGTCGTCTTTGGGCAGAAACAGCGCACGGCCAAGCATGCTCTCTTGTTCGATCAGCGTCTTGGCTGCCGCCTCACTGGTCAGATGCCGCTGCACAATCCCGGCACTCCGCACGTTCTCGGCAAAGCCACTGCGCCAGTCCAGCAGATTGCCACTGCCGCCCTCATCGAGCAGGGTGCGACCCGCGCCGTCTGCTTGCCCACTGCCGCTCGCCTGGCTAGGAGGTGTGCCCCCGTCGCCTGCCGCACCACTCCCCCCTGTACCACCCTCACTACCTGCTTCTGCCATCAGCAAAGGCCACCGCATCCCTACGTACTCCTCTGGGGGATACCGGCGTCTGGGCACAAAAAAAGCGCTGAATCCGTCTGCATGCAGATTCAGCGCTCAGCCTTGCGTCACACTCTCACTGGCCGGTGAGAGAGACGCCGGTATTCAGTTGTCGTTACACTACCCTAGTGCCGCACTCGATCCCCTGGCAATGCGGCAAACACCTGTATCTGATCCCCGCCTTGCTTCGTGGCTTCCTTGACAATCTGTTGCTGGGCAATCTGCACCGCTTGCAAGAGGATGTTGTGGATAGTGACCCACGCCTCTAAGGGACTGCCCCCTGGCATGTTCGTACTACTGATGGACGGCGCCAGCACAAACTCGCCCAGCGTGCCACCGGACACATGGCGGCGCTTGCAAGCAATGACAATCGTAGGCTCAGGCTCCTGCGCCGCGAGCGTTGCGAGGTCTGGTGTCATGGCTGCCCCTCCTGTGCCGCCTGTTTCCCCGCCGCAATCGCCTTGAAGATTTCCAGCACCAACCGCCGTGCCCCTTCCTCGTGGGCATCTTTGCACGGCTGGGTCAGCCGCAGCGCCAGGTCGTCCAGGATCAGTTCGCCTTGTGGCTGGCGTTCCAACCACGCATAGGCTTGCAGCGTTTCGTACTGCCGTGTGTGCCGCTCGGCTTGGGTCTCGCGGCTGTCGTCTTGCACCAGCGCCGCCAGCGCCCGCCCTAACGGAATGCGTGACGCCATCGCGTTACTCCGGTAATACCACCTGCCCTTGCTCCAAGACATCGAGCACGTCCTGCAACGCCGCAGCATCGGTCCCCTGGACCAGCGTGATCACCTGACTGGCCATCGCCGTCGCTTTGAGCCCCAGGTTGACCCCTTCGAGGAGGCTGACATGCCCATCCTGGCACGCCACCACGACCGCGCGCGCAAACAGGGCAAACTGCGTATGGAGATCGTTCACGACTTCCAGGGCGATGCTGCGATCTTTGGCCTCAGCCATGAGCCGGCTCCTCGTGCCACACCAACGCATACTGGCCACACTGGCACGTCAGGGCAGGCCGATGCGTCATACACCAGTCCTGCTGCGGATCAAGCACGATATTGTGATCGTCTGCCCGCGCTATCGGCGCCTCTGTACTTCCGACTTCGTGGTATACCCACGCCATCGGAGGCAGTAACGCAATTTCTGGTTGGGCCTCGTCTGTCGGCATCCCGTGTCCCCCTTACGCTGCTTGTGGCATCTGTTGCATCGTGTCGATCAGCGGCGCCACCCGGCCCATGGCACTTAACGATTCGTTCTGCATCTGCGCCTGTTGGATCTGCGCCGCTTGTTGGGCTCGCAACGCCCGCATCTTCGTCACCTCGCTATAATCCCGCTTGTACGCTTTCGGTACGCCTTGCACGTCCGCCAAGTAGCGGATAATCTGATCCCACTCGAAATTGTCGATCACGTCGAGCGATTGCTGCATGGTGCTGATCTGCGTTGTCGCCGCCATCAGCGACATGATGCCCTGGACATCATCGCCCCGCTGCGCCCGCGCTAACGGCCCATCGTAATCGACATCGAGTTGCCCCTGGCTCTGTTGCGCCGCCAGAACCACCTCGCGCGGGATAGGCGGTAACGCCCCAGCCCGCCACATGATCCCAAAGACGCGATCTTCGAGGGGATTCAGGAACTCGGCCAGCAACCGATAGAACACCGGCCCCATGAGCCGCGTCATCAGTTCGATGCGCTGCGACACCTCATACGCCGTCATATTCGAGGCGTCAGGCGGGGGGAGTGCCTGGAGCGCATTGACGAAAAAGGTATCGTCAATCGACCGTCGCAGGTCCGCCTGGTCAATCTGCACCAGGTCTGGCCTGCCTGTCAGGTCCAACGTCTGCAAGGCATCCATCTGCCGCACCACATTGACGGCGTTATTCTCCAGGCTAATGTTGCCGATGATGCCTTCTTGCAACGCCTTGAGCGGGGGACGCACCCACAACGCCAGTTGGGTCAGGTGCAGTTCCCGCAGACTATTGAGCATGCGCACGTCCGGCAACGCCAGATGGCCCGGCCCATAGCCATACGGCGCCCGGCTCAACGTTTCCCACCGCGACACCAGATAGGGAAACTCCTGATACCCCGTCTCATCACAGATGTGCTTCTGGTCCAGCTCGAGGTAGACGCCCGCATAGGGCATATGCTGGTTGTCGTAACGCTCGCGGTCGCGATCCACGCGCGGATAGACGCAGTGTAAGAACTTCTGTTGCTTGTCGAGCAGATCGTTGTTCCGCGCCATCTCCCGCATCCGTTCGCTACACTCATTGCCAAACATCTGCAACGCCTGGCGCGGTGTCAGCCACAGTTCCCGAAACAGCGTATCGACCAGGCCATCCGCATTCTCCGCAATGACATACGACCCCGTGGGCAGCGTCTTAAAGTGGAGATGCTGGCCATCCGTCCCGAGCCTGGAGCCCGCATACATCGCCGCTGTGCCAAAGCCGCCGAGGTTCAGGTAATACGTATGCGCCGCCTGATAAAAATTGCTACTACTATACGCCGCCATGATGCGCGTATCGCAGGCATGGAGCCAGCCATTCACCGCTTGCGTCTCGTTGAGCGCTTCATCGCGGAATTTCAAGCGCCGCCATTGCAAGCTCTGATTGGTAATGGCGCTCATCATATTGGCCGCCAGCGTCTGGGGCGCACGCAACGGATGCCCGTCAAAGATATGTTCGGTCCGCGACTGCCCAGGATCGTGCAACTCGATGATGTCGTCGGCACCGGGGATGAGCAGACGCACAATATCTTGAAAATCGAAATCCCACGTCGAGCGCTGCGTTTTGAGCGCTTCATAGCGCCGCACCAACTCCTCTGCGCTACCATGCATCGTCCGCCGTTCGCTGCGCATCCGTGGGGCCAGTGCTGCCTCAGCCATCGCTTACCTCAGCGCCGTGAGTTCATCCCGCAATTTCTGCGCTGCCGCCACATCCGCTTGGAGCTGCGCCAGTGCCGCTTGTTGCCGCTGTTGCTCATTTTTCACTTCAGCCACAGCGTCAACCAACCCCGCCTTCTGCGTCTCTAAGGTCGCAATCTCACTGACCAGCGCCGCCTTCCGCTGATCCAACGTGACTAATTCATCGAGCAGCACCTGGACACTGCCGCCTACGTGTGCCCGCAGGAGCTGCGCCGCCTCATAGGTCCGCGCGATGCGCTCTAACTCCTGATCGAGCAGTTTCACGGCATCCGCTAACGCTGAGGTGGTCATCGCAGCCTGACGTGGCGCAGGCTTGTCCTCCACAGCAGGCTTGTCCTCTGCCGGCATATTGCGTCGTTCACCCATTACATCACCCCCTCTAGCGCTGTTGCGGTAATCGTGACCGTCCCCGTCGTCCCGCCACTGAGCCGCGCCCGCACGAGCCGAAACCCCCCGACCGCCATCCGCCAGAGCTGCGCCGTGGTGCCCGTCACCGTGGCCGTCAGCGCCGCCGTGCCGGTCGCCGCGTTCGTCGCCTGGATGGCCACGTAATTGGTGCCATCCTGACTCGCCTCAAAATTGACGACCCGATCCGCCCCAGCGGAGCCCACAATCCCCACCCCCACGACCCCATAGCCCGTCACCTCCAGCGCCGTGCCATTGCCCGAGCTGGCCGCGCTCTGGAGCGTGGCACTTTTGGTATCCGCACTCATCGCCGCCCTCCTGCCACCCGCCTGAGAGGGTTACTCGTGGCCGTCGCATATGCCTGCCCCTGCGACGAGGGCAGGCTGCGCGGCGCAAACCGCTCGCCAAACCACACGGCGATGGCGCAGGCCAAGAGCAGATCATCGTGGGTACCCTCTCGCCACGCGCCGTACAGATCGTTCCCCGCTTTACTGACCTTCCAAGTGAAATTTTGACCTTCTCTAAATAAGGTCTCCGCATCCTTCAGCCCTGCCGCCACCCGAAAGCGCCGTTGTTGCAACGCCACCATGAACGTCATAATCAGGTCACGCTTCGGCACGTACCACTCATCCCACCGCTCACTCCGGGCATGCTCGGCGTTCGTGATCGTGATGGCGATGATCGTGGGCTTGCCGGGCAGTGTTAGGCGTTCGCCCGTCAGGGAATCATGCGACGTCCACCCCTCACGGAACTGATCGACCACCACGCGCCCCACCCCCGTGGCATCAATCACCAGCACCGCGCGTTCGCCCAGCTTTTCTAACCGCTCCCGCACGCCTTTGACCATCACGGGATACGGCGTCTGTAAGGGCAAGCGTTCCAAGTAGCGCGTATCGAAGCGTGGCGCGAGTGCGCCCCTGTCGAGGAGCATCTGGCGCTCCATGATACAGAGGGCAGTCGGATCAGCAGTTTGCCCAATATCGAGACCAGCGATGAAGCGCGGAGGACGGTAGAGCGCAGCGGCAGTGTCCATTAGAGTGCCAATTGCTCCATAAGCGTGCGCAATCCCATGCCCAGGCGTTCCAAGGCATAGGCCCGCTGGTACAACTCTCCCACCAGCCGACAACTCGGCGCCGGCGCTTCTGAGACTGGCACATGCTCAGGCTGCACCATTGGCTGCAACACCCCGCCCCGCTCCAGACGTATCCGTAATTGATCGAGTAAAGTCTCTGCCTGCGTTTCTAATTGTTCCAGAGCAATCATCGCTCGTTCAACCGGCGTGGCCTCCTGGCTCATATCCCGAGGCGGACGCGCCGCCGCACCATACGCCTGCTTCGCCGCAAAATCGCCATACACCATCTGGGAGGCTTCCCGCATCTGTTTGCTTATTGCTAGTGGGTCCATCCGTTGCTCCCGCTAAAATCCAGTGCCGCGACCTCGCCCCGCACGACGCGCCCATCTTCCACCATCGCATCACCCGCACCAAAGAGCGGCACGACCTCGCCCGACAGCATCGCCATCAAGTCAGCCGTGGTAAAAATTTGTTCGCCGTTATCGACAAATTCACAGAGCCACTCCGACCGCCAATACAGGTCAGGGATGGAGCGCCGCTCATGGGCCAGGAAGCGTTTACTCAGCCGCGTATTCTCCGGCCCTGTCAGCTTGGTCCGTGTCCACCCATACGCGCGCTCGACCGTCTCAGGTTCTGACGCCTCATCGAGCCGGATACCCAAATCCGCCAACAGGCTATTGACCGTGGCCACATCGAGCGGTTGTTCTTCCGCCCGCGACCCCTCCCACGCCTCGTAATACCACCCGCGCTTCCCGAACGGCGTCGAGAGCGCCAGGATACTCCCGCCACTCATCGCCAGCATGGGCCGCAGCGCATGATAGGTGGCATCGGCGACCCGTGCCGCTTCATCCGGGATCAGCCGCTTGACACTCGAATACCCGACGAGCGTTTCCGCAGACGCTGGTAAGCTAATAATGCGGCTACCGTTTTCCAGTTCCATCTCATGTTCCGTATCTTTGAGTAACCGCATCGGCTTGACCTGATTGTAAAAATGTTTGGTCTTGCGGTACAACTCAGAACTCTGGCGCAAGGAGGGCGACACCAACAGAATGAGCGCCCCTGGCGTTTCGAGCGCATCCGCTAACGCTATCGCCGCCACAATGGTGCTTTTGCCCGCCTGCCTGTGGCACAAGAGCAACTGATCGCCTGGCGTCGTGGCCACCCGTATCTGCCAAGGGTCCGGCTCCAGCCCCGCGCGCCGCATCAAAGAGACGGCATCATACGCCTGCTCGGTCAGTGCGACACATTGTTGCCGCTCACGCAACCACGCGGAGGCTTGCTGCACTAGTGGTATGCGCTTCGATGATTGCTTGAAGCTCTTTCTGGGCGTCGCCACTCCCGGCATACTTCAACACCAAGGTCATCAAGTCGGCCATAAACGCTTGGTCATCCCGCGCCTGCTCGGCTGGACGCCCAAACTGGTAGTAAAACAGCATAGCTTCAAGGCCAGGTGCCAACTCGCCCAAGACCGCACGCTTGTGGAGATTCTCTTGATACGCCGGATCATACAGGATCGCACCCGTAATAGACTCAATCGCCTCATTCTTCTTGTTACGCGATCCCTTTTGCCGTCCCGATCCCGCAGGACGTGTCTTCCCTTTTGGCCATGCCATACCCCAACCTATCCCAACCTATTTACGCCTTCCCCACCAGCGCCGCCAGCAACTCGGTCAGCGGCCCCTGCTTCTGTCCTTGCCACCGCTCCAGTTGGAGCTGCACCTTTTCGTACAACCGCCCATCCTGTTGCAACGCCTCTTGCGCCAGTTCGAGGGCTTCAAGGGCGGCAGGCGTCAGTTCGAGCGGCAACAGCACCGTCTTGGGTGTGGCCATGTCATAGTCCTATGGAAACGCGACCAAAGCGACACATCTGGCGTCAGCCCCGCTCGCGTCGTAGTTCGAGACCGCCGCGATGTCCACCGGCGCATTCGCCGCAATGGCCGCCAGCGCATTCGTCTGGCTATGGCACTCCGTCGCCGTGCCGGTGATGGTACACGTCAGCGCCGTGTACGCGGCTTCGGTCGGTGTCGCCACCGCCGCATTGGCGCGGAGCGTAAAGACGTGGCTATTGCTGCCCGTCGGGGCGGCACTCACCTTGCAGCGAAAGCCCATCACTTTGACGGGCAACGTACTCAGGGGATTATCCGCCGTCGCCTCCGTGGTGGAGTCCAGCGCACTACACGCCGCGCCGGCCAGCACGTAATCTGTGGGCGTGCCCCCGAAGCCCGCGAGGCCCGGTCCCAGATAGGAGGTCGTCGCATTGGCCAGATCGCCGCAAAACGTGACCGGCTCGGCCAGGGCGTAGGCTTCGGTAATCGTCGCGCCACTACTCAAGCGCATCCCGTTTTTAAAATCGTAGATGTCATTATGCGGCGTGATGGTAGACTGCGCGACCAGCCCAGCCACCACCAGGAAAGGGAGCGCGAACGCGCCGAGCATCAGCCGCTTCCGGGTCAACCAGGGCATACACAGTTCCTCACAGATGTGGGTCACGCCGCCAGGTCTCGCCCCTGGTGAGGAGACGGTGGACCCCAGGGGCAGAGCCAGCGACTAGTGGGATATTGGGAGGCAGATGGGTGGACAGGAGTATAGCAGATGCGTCCAGGCGCAGCACAGCCATTGGATCAGAAGATATACCTCTGCCCACTAGCTGCTAGAGAGTAAGAGTAGAGAGAGAGAAGAGAGGTTGTCAAGCGAAAAAAGGCACCAGTGCTCTTCAGTCCCAGGTCGTCGGCTGCACGCCTTGCGGCAGACAGCGGTAGTGCATCTCCCCCTGGACCGCGACCCCTTGCGCACGGGCCACGTCCCGATCCTTGTCCTCGCGCTCGATGCGCCGTTGCCACGCCATCATGCAATGGCCGCGATTCTCGAAATAGTCGAGGATATGGGGTTGCGCCGTGACACGCATCCCGCGTGTGCCCTTCCGGACAACCCCGGTATAGTCGCCGCTGGCCCACAGCGCCCAGGCGCAGGCCAGGTAGAAAGCAAGGCGTTTCATGTTACGACTCCTCCTTCGTCAAATGATCTAAGCTCACGCCGAGCGCGCGGGCAATCCGTTGCACAATACTAAACCGTGGATCAGCCGCATCCCGCTCAATTTGACTCATATACTTCTGACTCAGCCCCGCAGCGTCAGCCAGGGCTTTCTGATTCAGGCCCACATCAATCCGCGTCTTCCGAATTTCTTTGCCTAAGCTCATAGCGACAATTCCCCCTTTCAGAACAGAAATATACCTCAAAAGGGAAAAATGTCAAATAGAAGGATTTTTACCCTTGGCAGGTTATGCACCGTTCGGTATAATGTAGGCAAGTGGTTGGCGAGACCAACCATACAACAAAGGCGGTGTGCCAACGCCCTAGGAAGCTCGACGCACCGCCCCGTGTTCACCATCCCTGGAAGGAAGGATGAAACGATGGCTACCCTAGCACAGCCCCAGACCGTTGTCCAGTTCGACGTCGCGTTACGCGCCGCCGCGAACCGCGCCCGTGCCACGTATGCCCCGGCGCACCATCCCCGCATCCAGCGCGGCTTAGAGATCGCGCTGGCGGGTGGCGTCGACCTCCTGCCCGATGGCACGGCGCATGTGCAGAGCCAGACGGCCCCCGAGGCGCGGTATCTGGTGAATGGGCGCTGCCCCTGCCCCGACCAGGCCGCGCCGCAGGAAGTGTGCAAGCACCGTTGGGCCAAATTGCTCACCAAAGCCGCGCTCAACGTGCAGAAGCGGCACCCTGGCAAAGATGCGTATTGGGCGACCTACACCACGCCCTACGGTGAGGCCGTGCCAGGCACCGCCGAGTTTGACCCCACGCGGCAAGCCTGGGTGTTCACGCCGGAAGATGGGCAGGAGCCACTGTACGCCGCGATCCAAGCCTTAGCGCTGGGCGGACATATCGCCACGGCACAGGCGCAACGCGAGGCCGATGGCGACCTGGCCGCGAAGGTCGGCCAGCCGCAGTACCGCGAGGTGCCAGACGCCGTCGCGGCTGCCAAGGCGGCAGTGGCAGCCCGGCAGGCCAAGCGTAGCGCGTGGGGTTTTTAACGATCACCACCACGGGGAGCCCGCGCTCCCCTAGAAGGATTATCGCATGTGTACCGCCTGTAACGAGGACTATTACCGCGACCTGTTTGGCCAGGAGCAGCAGTGTAGCCTGTGCCGCCACCGGATCGAGCCGGGCCAGGCGATCATCGTAGAGGGCGAGAGTAGTTGGGGACCGCTGGTCTTCTGCTCTGAGGCGTGCAAGGCCATGCGCGACCTGATTCGCCGCTAACCACCACGACGGGGAGCCCGCGCGCCCCCAGAAGGAGACACGACGATGGCTCTGTACATCAAGTATGGCGAAAGTGTCGAGGTCGTTGGCTACACCAAAGAGAACAATCACTATCTCCTCTGTTGCCGCTATCCGAATGGCCTCTGTGCGTTCGCATCTATCCAGGAGTTGATCGCAGACAATGGCCTGCCCGAAATCGCCGCTGCCTATCATGCGGCGCTGCACTTTGATCCCTGGCATAAAGGCGACGTGCTCGACAACGCTTGACCACCACGGGGAGCCGCGCGCTCCCCCTTCACTGAGGAGTCCTGACAATGGAACACCCGGAACTGCCACGCCTCGCTATACGCGCCCCTTTCCAGCACAGCGAAGACGCGCCACCGCTTGACCCCAACATCAGCATTGTGGTGCTACGGTTCCCTATGGGCACCCTCGAAATTCGGCATTGTGGCACGTATGCCACTGTCACCCGTTCATGGGAAGGCAACATAAACTTTGGGTTAACTGTGCGCCCGAGAAGTGGGGGAGAAATCGACATAAGTATTGAAGAACACCCCCTCACGAGC